TTGGCAACTGCCGCTGGTGCTCTAGCATCAGGTGCTAAAAAAATTGCAAGAGGTGCCCGAAGTGCTCTTGGTCTTGCTGCTAAAAATCCCCTGGCAAGTAAACTCCTTGGTGGTGCCGCCGCTGTAGGAATGGGTGCGTATACCGCATACTCTGGGTATCAAGATGCAGATAGACAAGGCGAAGAAAAAAGAGCCGCAATTGACGAAGCTCTAAAGAATGGAGAGATTACTCCCGACGAAGCTCTAAAACAAAAAGAACAAATTGATGCCGAAACAACAGAGAACAAAGGCGGCGCTGTTGGTAAGGGAACAGGCATGGCAGTTGGTGCTCTTGCGGGCGCCAAGGCTGGTGCTCTACTTGGTTCTTTTGTTGGACCAATTGGTACGGTTGTTGGTGGTCTTGCTGGTGGTGCAATAGGTGCTATCTCTGGTTCCTCTGTGGGTCAAAACATTGGCGGTTTTATCGGAAAGGGTGTTGCCGGTGCAAAGAACTTGTTTGGTATGGGTAGACCAACAGTTGAAACAACCGGCGCATCACAAGAACCGCAAGCTCTAGCACTGCAGGGTGTTGCCGGTGCTGAACCCAAAGTAGTCATCGGTGGTGCTCTCGGGAAATCAGTTTCAGATGAACCCAAATCTCTGTTTGAACGAGGAGTTGCCGGTGCAAAGAACTTGTTTGGTGGTTTTGACACAAAAAGTTTTACAGCAAAAGATGTTTCTGGTAAATTAGCATCAGCACCACCAGATGGTAACGGAATTGCCGCTGCTGCCGCAATGGGTAAGAATATTGTTGTACAAGCACCCGCTCCTGTAGTTGTGCCCCAGGGTGGTGGAAGTCAGATTGTTCTGCAACCGTTCACGACGAATATCAGAAATAAAGAACCCTCTATTTCTGATTACCTAAGAACAAGGTACTAACGAAAAAGCCCCTTTCGGGGCTTTGTTTTATTCGTCGATTAGCGATTCGAAGAAACTAAGGTCTTCATCATCCTCTTTAGGAGCAGCTTTTGGCGCTGCTGCCTTCTTCTCCTTCAATGGAGGCTTCTCGGCTACCTCGGGTTCATCTTCCAGAAGGAAGTCCGCTGCCTTCTTGTTACCGGCACTCTGTGTACCAGAAAGAACGGAGTCCAACTTACGCTTCAACTCATCATAGCTCTTGAAGTTCTTGGGATCCACGAACTCTGCTAGTGAATGGCGCTTGTTTAGAATAGCAAGGGTTTCCTCGTCGTCTTCGTTGATAGGCGCTGGGCCATCAAACTCGCTCTTGTCGGTATTGGAATAACCATCTACCTTACGAATACGTAGACGGAAATTGCAACCCTCAAAAGGATTGAACACATCAACAGCTTTTTCATCCTCAAACGTTGGCTGTAGCTTGTCCTTGATCTTGTCAAAGATTTTCTTACCAAACTTGAACAGTTTTACCTGTCCATCGTTTTCGGGATTCTTGGGATCGCTTACCACAAGCACATTACAAATGTAAGAAAGACGACGCTTACGCTTCTTCGCTACTTCCTTATCCGCTTCTAGACCAGTAGCCCAGAGATCATTACAGTGCTCAACAACAGGATCAGCTTGACCAATAGTCGTTAGACACCTCTCGATGTACCACTTACCAGTGGGACCCTGAAAGCCATGGTCATAGATCTTGACCCATGGTAGATCATTACCATCAAGTGCAGGAAGAAAACGAATCACTGCCGATCCATTACCTGCCTTGTCTACTTGCGCTTTCCAAAAACGATCATCATCACGCTTGTTAGATGAAGATGAGTCTTGTTTTTGTAGTTCGGAAGCAATCTTAGATAGAGTATTGCTTGATGACTTACGCATTGCGCGTAGTTGTTCTAAGTTCATAAATTTTCCTTTGATTCGATGGTTGTTAGGATGTTTTATTGTACACTACTTCGTCTTGGGATTCAACATCATCTTCTAGATCTAGATAATAGTCTTCTTCCTCGACATAGCTATTTATGATTTTTATCCCAGCGCCTGGACGATTGGATGCGCGCTTTGAACGCTTCTTGTAAATCTTTTGTTCGTTGTCGTCGAACTCGTCAAACTTCTTCATGGTGTGCTACCAAAGATTCCTTAAAGTCAGAATAGATTTGTTGAAATTTAGTCTCATCGAACTTGATGAAACTTTCTAGTTTTCTGATACGTAGAAGATCATCCCTCCAGAGATGGAAGATGCTTTTCCAACTATCAGAAAAATTCTCGAGTGCATTCATAATGGTAAGTGTCTCTATGTTGATCTTACCTGATTTGTACGCAACGAAAAGGGGCGGAATTTGTTCTATGGATACTAATTTTTCGTAACTTACACCCTTTAGCGTAAGATAGTCTAGATCGTCCATGAACATCTTAGTAAGAGATTGACGATTGCGCTGCCATTGTGTGTACAGCTTGGTTGCCTTCTCTTCATCATCAAAAGGATACGTGTTGCCATAAGCAAAGTTGGCAACAAAGAACGATGCAGCGTGTTTTGTATCATAAAACCGTTTGGCTGCAAGTGTAATCAATGCCTTGTCGTTTCTCTTGTTGAAGTCATCAATGGTAGCGTTCTTGATTCTACCATTGTGCTTAATTGCATCGTACTTCTCGTTTGCGAAGTGTGTCTTGATGGAAAGGTACAACTGAAAGCATCTTTCGGGAGCGATCATTTTAGTCATACAAACTAGGAGATTTCTTTAGCAGTCCCATTTCAGCAAATTCTACTGCCAGTTTTTCCTTCAGATTCTTGTTCACGTTCTTTGCAATGTCTTCGGGATCGATGTCGTTGTCGTGGCAATAGTTCAACAACGCATTGTAGCAACTAATGCCCTCGTCGATAGCCATTGTTTCGATGAAGAGGGAAAACTCATTAGAGTTTTGAAACATTGTCTTTTGCAATGAAGTATTCAACGTTTCGAATTGCGCGTGCATATGTATTGTATTCCTCTGTCTTTTTGTTGTAAAGATTCCATTCGGGCGTGTCTTCCTTGTCACCCATGATACGATCTCCGTACTTATCTAGAAACATCTCAATAAACTTTGAGACCTTTGCCAAATGATTGCCCCATGACTTACGCAGTTCACGTAAGTTACCATCGTTTGCAATTGTCTGAGACAGAACGTCATTAAGTTGACTGTAATTCATTTCAAATAAATCCTACTGAACGATTGAACCGCTTGATATCTTGGTTGGTCTTCTGATTGAAGACTTCAGCCACTGTCAGACTATTATTACATAGATCTGGGTTAAAGTCAATACCCTTTGCGTGTGCTAGGATCTTTGCTTCCTCAACGGTTAGATTTCTAAATTCTAATACGTCATAACAACGTCCGGGGCGAACCAGCGCCTCATCAACATCGCGAATGTTGGTCAAGTTTGTGCTGAAGATAATCTTCTTATTTGGCGATGAGATCAATCCCGAGCCAATGTTTAGAAACTTATGCATCAGATCGTTGCCGTGACCTTCGCGGGACTTTAGAAACACATCGGCATCTTCGATTACCATGACGTTTGCTTCCCCGGAGATGAAGTTGGCAAACACATAATCCCGCTTGAGAATTTCCGGATCGTATGTCACGATGCCGTTGTTTTTTGTCTCGTGCAGCAAGCCCTTGATCCAGCTCGTTTTTCCGGTGCCCGGGGGTCCCAGCAATAGCAGAATGCTGGCTTTACTTGCCATGAAATTCTTGTAGTACACGTCCAGGGGTTCGCTCATCCATGGGTACATCTCACTGCATGGAAGCATATCGTTGGCTAGCTTGATTGTTGTGCTTTCACCATCCGCGGTGTAATACCATTCAACGGTACAGCGAATGGGTTCAAACTTGCTAAAGATAGTTGCTTCGTGTACTTCTACCCAATCCTTATCACCAGCAATAGTCAGTGTGGTATTGTCATAGGTTGTCGAGTAGGTGAAGATCCCACGATCCCGCTGCATAACGAGACCGCGATTCCTCTGCACGTTCACGAAATAATCGTTGCAGAGGGACTGTATGAAATTGTCCCATTCAACCCGGTTAGTTAGATCGATGTTGAAGGTCTTGGTGTGAGTGTTAATGCCCTTTTCGTACCGACTCAGCAAAAATTCATTCTGAATGTAATCATTACAACCGTCGGTGGATATAAAGATGTTATCTGTAATCATTGATTTTGGTACTTTACGTTTGCTGCTGGACCTACTAGAAAAATTGCCACGGGCAAGACGCTGTTCTTCAATTCTAAGGTGTTGGGCAATAGACTTAGTTGTCTTCGACATTTTGTGCTTTCATGATTGTGTCAACCATAATAAGGCGCTTGAACATATCTAGAATCTCGTTGTTACTGAGGAGATCCCAGTTTACGAATTCCAGGTTGTCGTTGTCCACTTCAACCGATAGCTCAATGACCCGCCTAATTAGCTTGTCCCGCATTTTCAATGACCGTGCGTTGATTTTTCTGGCGAGTGATTCGATTCTTCGGATGCAGAAGATACTTATCTCCCATGGCGGCAATCAGTTCCTTGACACGAACCCGATTGCGTTCCTGAAGAGCCAGCACATCATCGTTGGTAAAAAGCTTACCCTGCGTTTCCATATTAGCGCTCGTTGACATATGAATAACCCAACACTCCGGAAATGAAAGCAACAATAAGAGCCAGAAGCAAACCAGCCCACTGAAAATACCCCGCATCCGGGGGCAGTTGTGACACGCCCCCACCAACACCCAGCATAATCAAACCTGCCGTGACGAGGAAAAGGAAACCCTTTGTATCTGATGTCATATAAACTCCTTAGTTTCTATAGTTTAGCACGAACTCGAATAAACGTCAACGCACAATTCTAATAGGTCATTGGGTGTTTTGCATTGTACTGCGACATGAACGAGATGATGAAGTCTTCCACGTCTTCGGTGGGAATGATAGTTCTGTCGGAGAGTTTGTGGTAGAACCGAAATGCCGCGCGGGGACCAAATTCTTGGTTTACTTCCATAACAAATTGGATTTCGTCCAACTCTTTCTCTGAAAACTGGTACATCATGATTACTTCTCCTTAGAACGGAACGTCTTCAAACTCAACGTTTTGGAATTGAACTTTTTGTTCGGGTACTTCAAAATCAGTGCCCAATGTGAACTCAGTTACAATGAACCCAACATCGACTTGATTTTGACCCATGCGCTCCGCAATCTCATTTACGGAGTATCCTTCGTCATGAAGTTCCAGGACTTCAATGACAATGTTCTTCATCACACCCATTTCTTTACTCCAGAAATTGAACAGTGGGACGGATGGTACGGTTAAGGCGGATCAGTTTGCCCATGACCCTGTCGAGCAGCCCGCGCGCATACGCGCGACCACTAGGATCTTCCTTGATGAAAATTTGCAAGCTCCGAGCTTGACTAGTAAGCTCTTGCTTCTTTTCCATCTTCTTGACCATGTCGGAGTCAACAAGAGCACGCTTACCAAACACTGTCATTTCTACTCGATCCATCTTCAACTCCTTGTTCTTCACTGTACCTATAGTATAAACGAACCGGGAATAAATTTCAATACCCTGCAAGGGGATTTCCGATAAAAATCACCCAAAAAGTTGTTGACATATTAAATTTGGCGTGAAATTATTCTGAATCTTCGTAATTCATCTGTAAGTTTGGTTTGGGAATCAACCAACATTATACGTGCCTTGCGACCTTCGAAAACAGTTTGAAGGCGCCTTGCAAGGGCATCCTGCATTGATACTCGGTCATTTACTTGACGCCGTACTTCAATCATGACGTAACAAAGGTCGTTTTCACTCGTTCCCGTCTTGTCTTTTACATATAGTACAATGTCGGGACCCAACAGACGAACGCAAAATTCCTTGATTTCTTTTAATTCTTCTGTGCTTAGAGGACCAGAAGGTTTGGGTGTGGGACGCACACCCAGTTTTACCATTTGGTTAGCTTGGGATATCATTCCCCAACTAGTATCGCTAAATTTAGAGTCCATTATATTGTCTTACATTGCATTGAGGTGCTTGCACTTACCTCGAAAAGCAAATCCCGCACATGTGCAAGTCATTTCAACAGGATCAACGAAGTAAACGTTTCCTTTGGAACCCTCTACTCTGATTCGGGTTTCCTTTGTTTCCTTGAACAACTTGGTTGACATCTTCACGAACTGACGACCTCGCTTGTCGAGATGCATCGGAACCTTGAAGTACACAGGTTCTTCTGTCCCCCAAGGAATGTAGGCAACTGCCTTTGCACCATCCATCAGGTATATATGGTTGGGAGCTCGGTAATCCGACTTCCAAGTAGTAATTTCACGCAACGCTTCCATTTCTAAACCTTAGATGGCACGGGGACGGGAGATAATCGTTTGCTTGCGACCATCACGAACACTGTGGTCCTTGATGGTTGCCTTCACTGCAACATGATCACCCTTCTCACCCAACTTTCCGAAGTATACGACATCGTTGCCGTTTACGTCAACCTTGGTAACGTACCCGATGCCGGAGTCGTAGTAGCTGAAACGGCGAGTCTTGTTGAACTCGAACACAGCCTTGATAGTACCCACGATCTCGAGGCGCTCTCCGGGAACACCCACGAAGTTCGATTCGGGAGCTTGTTCCACAACAGGCATCACCAGGGGCGTAACCTCGCCAACTCGTTCCCACAGCTTGGTGGTCTTCTGGGGATCAACACCGCAACCCTTGCGCATGTCACCCACGAACCCCAGCTTGTATTGGGCAACGACACCCTGGTCGTCCATCACGAAAATCCACATGATGGGTCGGTTACCCCGCACACCATAGTCTGCCCACTGCATCCAAGCATCAACGGACACTGTATACTGAGTGTCAGTGATGTCAATGTTGAAGTGCTTCTTGACGGAGTCAACGGTATGTTGAATTTCAGCGAAAGAGCGCTTGTATTGCTTCGTCAGAAACTGCGCTTGCTTCACGCTCTTGAACTGCCCGTTATTTGACTTGGCAAGATAGGACAGAGTACGAAAAACTTCCGCGTCCGATTGTGTGCTGAATTGAAACATCACTAACTCCTTCTAACTTGTCACCAGTATAAGGGATCTTAGATTAAATGTCAACCCTGCGATTCTTCATGCGCCAAAACATCTGCCAGCGGCGACTTTGCGGAGTACGATGCAGGCTTTTGGTACCAGTAAGGAATCGTCCATTGTACACACCACCACATCGTTTGGGTTTAGGCAGCCCCTTGAGCAATCGTTGGCTGACTTTTTGGTAGGTTCCACGAAGTAACCTACGACTAATTCTAGCAATATCGGGGTACATCACTAAATCCTTCTAACTGTTACCAGTATAAGGGATCTTAGAATAAATGTCAACAACGTCACATGACGTCAATCTGGACGTCAAATTCACGGGAATCAACGGTGATTCGGTGAGACAGACCAGACGGAACACCAGCCCAGCCATGCAAGGCGCGGGCAGTCTCCCGCTCGCCAGCCAGCTTTTCAATCGTCAACAGCACCGCTATACGGTGAGGAGTGGTGGCAAACTTCTCGTAAATCTCACTGATCGTCATGTAGATGCCCATGCCATCAACGATAACGCGAAGCTTCTGAGAATTCTTGAAACCTTGGAATAGTGTCTTGGTACGCATCATCAACTCCACTATTAGTCCTGCTTGACGCAGACAAACGCAGTGCTCTTGGTAGTAGCCCTGGTGAGTTCTTTAGCCTTGTTTCCTGCAGCCAAACACGATGCTTCCGTCTTGAAGCCCGGCACATTGGTAATCGCCATGCTGTCTTTGTCACTCAAGATGCTCGCATGCACGAAGATAACCAGAATCCAGCTCATGATGTATCCTTTTGTGATATGCTATATCAGTTAAACATGAACTTGGGATCAGTCAGATCGGACACGCTAACCTTCAGCTTGCGCATCAGAGCCTTAACTTCCTTGAGTCCAGTTGCTCGACGCACGGCAGCCTCACGCACTTCCGCACGCACCGCGGCAACTTCCGCACGAGTCTTTTCCAGCTTTTCCAGTGCTGCCTTAAGTTCAACGCTCTTGTTCATTTCAAATACTCCTTTTGTTTACGATAAAACCAGTATAGTGGATCTTAGAATAAAAATCAACCGCCGCCGTGTACCGAGTGGAGAACGCCCTTGTGAACGGTCGGTGCCAGAGGATACACACCATCAGCTTTGTTGAAGCCTGCCTGTTGTTCCAGAAAGTCTGCCAGCGTGTTCTCCTTGCGGTAGTTGAACGCTTCGTAGGCAAACATCTGTGCTTCTACGAGATCTTCCGCTGCTATCACAACCATGCCCGGAGTGTAGTCCCACAGCACTTCTTCAAACACGAACATATTCATCACTAACTCCTTTTAACTTGTTACCAGTATAGTGGATCTTGGAATAAAAATCAAATAAGTGCCTTGATTAACCCTACAGTGCATGTGGTCATTGCAACCACGTTCACCATCATTTGTGGTTTATTTGCCACGCGAATACTCCACAAAAGAAACGCAGTAGTTCCTATTGCAAATGCTAGTATATTCCAAAAATCACTATGGTATTGTGACCCCAGAGTATTCAAAATATGCCCAACTATAATTGCAACAGCACCTATCCATTGCAATAAGTTATCAGTTTCACGGTATGTCATTATACTCTCTTTTCCAACCACAGACTAAGAAATAATACAGCAGTAACTAAGAGTGCTCGCATTTCACCATAATTTTTGTCACTCTTGGCAAATCCTGCCATAGCCATTGTTGCCACGAATCCGGCAAAATACAAATGTTCCATCATTCAACTCCGAAACGCCACTTGATCATTTGGGAACAGCTTGCAGCCGTTGCTTTAGTCTTACGAGCCATCTCGCCATAATTTATAAGTTCAGCTAGTTCACCTACAGATTTACACTGCTGAACGCATTCCTTCACAATCGCCTCAGCAAATTGTTGGGCACAAGCTTCTTGACCAGCATGACCATATTCGCGTACAGTCTGAGCCCAAAGTTTCTGAATTTGTTCGTTCATTTTACTGCTCATAAATCTGAAACTTGAACACAGAGTTCTCAAGGATCTTCTGCGGAAGAGTGATAGACGTATTACTGGCTTCAAGGGTTAAGTTTTCCAGAAGATTGATCTGTGTTTGAAGTTGATCTCTGATTTGTTGCGCTTCTTTAAAGGTCAAACCCTTATCATTATCGATGTAACCCTTAAATTCACCCAGAGAATGGATCACAGTGACATGAATTCGATAGCTCATTTCTTCCCTTTCTAACTGTCTATGTGTGTATTATAGACCCAAACTGATTTATTGTCAATTGAGGAATTCAATGTCCTGTGGGTTGACCAGTGCATACTTTCCGGAGCGCTGGATCACCACCTTATTGAATTCCACAACGTTGCGGCGAGCCCACTCGGGAACATCCTCGCGCTCATTGTACACTGCCACAGCGTCCCAGACCTCGTGCTTGTCGTAGAGCTTGTCCTCACGGGTAGTGTAGGGCCGCCAACATGACCAATAGTGATGAGTCTCACTCTGAGGTACTTGAATCTGAATCACAGTGCCTGCTTTAACGAGAAACATGTCTACTCCTTGAACGTATTATACAAACTGATCCGCGTGGTGTGTGTAACGAACCTGAAAATTCCAAGCATCCTTTTCGTGGATGTTACCATCTACAATGTTCCTGTATGTCACGCCGTAATCGTCAGTGTGGTCTTCGGTAGCGCCAGGATACTTGACGACCTCAACGATTTCAACATTAACGCCAGTGACGCTAACCCACACTTCGCCCACATTGAACGCGGGGCTCGCTGCCTTGTGAAACTTGATCTTGCCGTTCATCGTGTTTCTCCTGTTTTTCTAACTTGTTACCAGTATAGTTGATCTTAGAATAAAAAACAATACCCGACTGGTTAGGTCGGGTATTTTCTGAGCGTTTCTGGGCTTGATTCTGTATTCGTATAGGCGAAAACGCTAGAAACGAAGATTCTTCAAAACTCTACCAATGAAATCAACAACTTAGCGTCACTGTTTCTTGCGTCTAGTGGGCTTTTTTGGCTCCGGCGTGGGTGCAGCGACTTCCTGCTCTTTGGCTTCCAATAATTTAACCCTGATTTCCATACGTTTACTAATATCTTCTGCAGATAACCAAATTTCAACTCCGGTTTTTATTTTATCAATCTCTTCCGAAGTTAAGAATCCTTCATATGTTGATACTAATAGTTTTTCAACTTCCTTTACTGTGAAATCAGTATATGCTTTTACATTACTAGTATTACCAGCAGTACCAAATGAAGCAGTATGAATCATCATATTCGCACTATCCAGAACAACTACATTATGGCAGTTTAGTGCAATCATTGAAGCAGCACTATAACATTCACCCATGATGATACCAGTTACCTGGGCATTTGAATGTTTGATGCCCTCAATGATTGCAAGTGCGGAATTTAGATGCCCACCCTGCGAGTTGATAAAGATGTTGATACTATCATTCTCATTTGCATTGAATAGTAACGTAATTAGATCTCTGTAGTTTTGAGGTTCTCCAATATCAGTATCAAGAAATACATCGTGGCGTTTTACTTCTTGAGTTACAGTTCGAATGAAATCAAACTCTCTTGAGAATAGATTAGGAATAATCTCCTCATCTTTATTTGATGTTTTGTTCATGATTACTTTCTATAAAATTTGTGATTACCAATTTCAACAGTCATCTTTTCGTGTGATGCCCATTCGGGACTAACACTTGGATTATGGAAGAATAATGCTCCTCTTGTTACGTCTCTTATTTCACCAAAGTAAATCTTTTTTGCCAATTTGTTTAGCTCATTGTATGTAGTTTGGGGGATTTGGCGTATCTTACCACTACAAAACCATGAAAACTGGCACGCTCCCTTATATGATTGAGTAATGACACCACATACAGTATTGGGAAACTGGTTGCTTTTCATTCTGTTCATGGTAACGTTACCCACGGCAATCTTGCCTTGCTTGGGCTCACTGCCTGCTTCATAGTATATGTTCATGGTCAGGCACGCAATCTCGGCATCAATGATTTGCTTGATGCCTATGTGATGCAGAGGTGATACGACAAAGAGTAGGGATATTGCCAAGAATACTTTGATCATAATCCAAAGGTTTCCTTGTATTGTTTGCGAAGCTGCATGAATTCCTTGATCCAGTTGTCTCGGTGCTCGACGAAAACAAGGGGTGATTCGTCTTCCACTGCCATAAGAACAACCAGCTGGGTAATTGGCTTCTTTGTTAGCTCTTCCCACATTACGGCATATGCGGCACATTGCATGAAATAGGAGGGAATGTCTTCCGCACTTTTTACTCTACTAGAGGTTTTGAAGTCTATGATTGATAGGCGACTGTTCCACAATCCCACACAATCTACTGTCCCCGCTACACCCAGAAACTTGCTGTATAGAGGTGCCTCGAGTGCGTATACCTCTTCTATTCTTTCAACAAGAGGCTTGAAACTTACCCACATGTCGTAGTTGAAGATGTCTTTTGGGGGCTTCTGTGTGCCCTTTATATGCGCCTCACACAGAGCATGAATGTATGTGCCTCTATGTGCTGCTCTTGCCGCGATTCGTTTTGCTTCTTCTTCGCCAACAGAAGCTCTCCAGTCATCCAGATCTTGATTGGGTTTGTGCGAAAGTACAGTAGTTACAGAAGGAAGCTCAGTGCCATCGTCTGTTACATAAACTCTGCCAAATTTACCCGTCTTTCTTTCTAGTGTTGGAAGTTCTATTGGTTGATATATCATCAAAGGTTACTCATTGCTCGATTATAAATTGCTTGTCGATCTTCAAGTCCATGATGACCACCGTTGACTATCCTTGTGGTCTTCACAACATCATCAGCATAATCATTCAACTTATTCGCGGACCAGAACCAACATGCCGATAGTATAGCATATTTGGGCTCCAGTAACAAGTCGGGATCATGAACAAGTCTACCATCTTCAAACAAGAATTGTGAGCAAGCAGAATAGTTTCTATATCCAGTGCACTGGATTAGACCTCTACCTCTATAATTCCAACCATCTTGTGTTGCCTCGGGACCATTACCCATACGATTACCATAAACTCTTGACGCAATTGCAACTGGCTTTCTAGCATAAGAAGCGGCTAGTTCATCCGTGGGGAAATACTTACCAAAGATCTTGCGAAGTCCGTCTTTGGAATAGTTTAGATTTTCCTCAAGAACATTGAAGTGTGCCGACTCATGTCCGGTTTGGGATAGAAAAGATGCAACCTGTTCCGTGGTTGTTATGTTGTACTGATACAGTTCAGACTCAAGTTCAAATGCCCAACGATCAGGATCCTTGCATCTTGGAAGAATAATTGAAAGATTCTCGGCAGTTACCATATCAATACCCGTTTTGTTCGCAAGCAATAATCCAGTCACGCACCAGCGAGCTTCTCACGATGTCGTTTGGTGTGAAGTAAACTTCCTGAAACGCCGACATTGATGTAGCGACCTTTCTAAAATCGTGAAAGGCGCTTGTGTCTTTGTTTGACTTGATAAGATCAGTTTGTTTGAAGTCACCACAGAAGATAATCTTGGAGCGATGCCCAACGCGGGAAACAATGGTGTTTATTTCTGACCAGTTGCAGTTTTGAATTTCGTCAACAATGATAATTGAATCATCAATGGAGATACCACGAATAGCGGTTGTGCTGATAAATCTTGCATGTCCCTGTTCTTTCAAACGATCCCACGCATCAGATCTACCAAACAGAGTACCACAAATTTCCTTGTAGGGTAGTTCGTAAATCTCTTGCTTTTCTTCTAGATTGCCCGGCAGATGGCCAATTTCCCTCAGTTGCACGAGACTTCTCACTACTACAACCTGCTTGAACGGATTGTCTTTTGCGAGAACTTCCTCAATGGATCTGTACATTGCAAGGAATGTCTTGCCCACACCGGGGCTACCAAAAAGCCCAATAAAATAACCCCCTCCCCGATACATCTCAAAAAACTTTGCTTGATTATCGGTTAGGGGGTCAAAGGTTCGTAGATGGTCTAGTTTGACTTTTAGTCCATTAGATACGGGTTGATGTTGATGCTTGTGATCTTCGCCTTCAATGACTTCTTCTCGTCTTTGTGCCGCGGTCTTTTTGGTTGCCATCAGAGGTCTCGGTTAGTAAAACACTCTGTATATAGTCTCTATCGTATATTGTCTCTTAGTACCTTCCCGCCTGGGGCTCGCTCGGAAATCTTTTGTAGAACTTCCTTGAAACCATTGTCGGGTTTTACTCTACCCATACGAACAGGATCACCAAAATTAGGAGTATCGACAAGAGCACGTTCAAGTCGGGGGTTTGCCTCCTTGAACGCGTCTAGCTCGGACATTCGCATTACATGTTCTTCGAACTCACCCGTATCTAGATTGCGGAATGTATATGTGGGCATTACACTACCTCTGCTTTTGCGCTGTTACGGATTAGTTCAACATTCTCGATAATCTCATGCTTAATTGTGTCGAACTTTGCATCATCATATAGAACTCCCAAGCCACCATGCTTGATGAATTGGGCAATCACATCACTTCTGTCATCAATCATGATTGTTCGATGCGAAGAATAGTTCTCCTTGAGACTCCATGAGTTCACAAAGTTTAGTTTTGATGCGTTGATACCGTGCATGTGAAGCCATTTGGTCTTTTGTGCAGCAACTTGCATGGCTACCTCTTTATTATAGGTACCCATAGAAGACAGGATTTGCACCTCTACCTTTAGCTCATCAAACAAAAGACTCAATAGCTTCTTTGCGTTGGGTAGCAAAGGTAACTTCTCAAAAATTCTATGTACACGAACCGCATCATAGAATTTTTCTTTTGAGTCAATTGGAGGAGTAACCTCATTGTACACAGAGATGAAGTCGGCGATGACTCCATCTAAATCCAACATAATAATTGGTTTCATTTTACGTAGTTCTTTAGATTAGGTTTGAAGAAGTTCTTACCCTTGATAACCTTACCGTTGGCATCTTTTGCCATGTACAGATTACCGTTTTCATCCTCCATGCACTTTGACATATTGGAACTCATTACCTCATTGGCAGCAAGTTCAACTTCAGCGCCCAACGCACACGCACCACCCAGAGCAACTACCGCCAAGTCAATATCAGCATCCAATGCTTCTACTCGATGTTCATGGTCCATCTTTTCCACTAGATTGTCAAACGTGCCTTCCTTGAACAACCTTGAATGGTATTCAAGTGCAACACGCAACTTACCTAGTTTATCGTATGGGTCGGGAATGGACTCGATCTTCTCTGCCATTTCCTCTAGTTGTAGACCAACATAAAGGGCAACCATACGGGGGTTGAAAGTATTCTGACCTCCCGCTAGGCGGTTGAACTCAACAACCTCTTGTACAAAATTTCGTTCTTTCTTTTTCATGGTCCAAGATCCATCCTTATTGTCAATCCATTCAATCATGTCACCAACATTCCAATTCTCTGGAAGAGCGCCATCGGGAAAGACAAGATATGCCTCGTCTCCATCCCACTTTACATCAACCATCATAGTTCTGTCTCCGCTAGTTCATACTCAGTTCGAAGCTCACCCGGGTAGCCTCTTGGGTTCAGTATAATTTCACATTCGCCCATAGTCAACCTTTTTGCTCTATGGGTGTGCCCGCAAAACCATCTCTTGATACGCGGATTGTCCATAATAAAGTTGTCAAGGTTGTTATGATAGCAACAGTTGTACTCATCACTAAGGTATACAGGATCACACATAGCCAATGAAGGAGAGTGGTGAGTAACAACCACATAGTTCATTTCATTGTGAAACGCCATGTCTTCTTCAAGCGCTTTGATAAACTCAAAGTGATCTTCTGTTGTATCGGCGGGAAGCAATGTTCCCGATCGATACTTCATAAACATTTGATCATCTTCATTCTTCGCTCGGTACGCTATTTTCCTCGATGTATTCTCTACAAGGTAATAATCATTCATTCCTTTTCTTGCAACATGCGCCTCGATTGGATCTGATAAATCAGTCCACATCGTACCACCAAAGAAACGAACCCCGTTGATAAACACACCAGTCTTTTCCAAAAGAGTAATGTTGCTGTACTCAAGAAACAGAAAATCTAGAATCAGCTCTTTTGTCTTGGGAAAGTCGCCTTCATAGTGTTCGTGATTACCCATCACGTAGATGACATTCTTGTAATACTTTGAAAAACAACCAAAAACATTATCAAGTTTTGATCGATAACCTTTCTTCCTGTTCTTCAAAACCTCTGAGTTTAGAATGTCACCTGCAAGAATAAACACATCGGCATTTAGACCATTGTACAAAATAGTGTCCGAAAGACCAAAGTTCTCTTTGTGTCCGTGGAACTCAAGATGCAAATCCGATGCGCTTACAATTTTCATTTTAATCCCAATCTCTTTCGTCATTATCTCGCTCATCAAGTTCAATGGTAAAGTCTTCTACGCGGGTAACTTCACCGTACTTGTTTTCGCGGGTAACGTATACTTCAAAATCACTATGATCGTATGTTTCAAAGTCATTTTCTGAATTGAACTCCGACAGATCAAGAACCATATTACTAAACAGTGTTGTTGCAAGATTGCGGTCCCCCAAACGAACATGTTGGAAGATTTCATTAACAATCTGCCACTGATCTTGTGTCATCACTACCTGTACATTACCCTTATCAGTAATACGCGCTTTAGCCATTTTATGCTCCTTTAATGCTAATCAAATTCAAACTATCTGCCTCATTCTTGTCGATACGCACCTGAACGAACCGAGGCAAAAACAGAGACCACTTTGCACCATCCGTTTTGTTGACGATGCGTTCATTGTATTGTACCTCGACAATCTTGTCAACAAAGAAGCTAAACTTCTCTGCTCTATCTTGATCGGTTAGACCAGTACCTACATTCACCTCAAGCTCACCATCCGAGCTCTGGCACACAAGAGCACCAATCTTACCTTTATTCTTACCAGTACCTTCTTCTACACCAACAACTCTAAGATCACATGTTAGAATTCCCTTCATCTTAATCTGGTACTTGCTACGTTTGTTCTCCCAGAAACTTTCCTTATCCTTCAGAATAGTTCCTTCGTTTCCATCTTTATATAGTTTCTTGAAATGATTCAATGCCTCGCGTTCGCTGTTTACCACATTCGTATCAACTACAGAGGCGTTATGGCGAAACTTCGTGCTGTAACCCAAAAGAGAACAAAAGCGCACGACGTATGCTTTATGCCAGATACCAGCCTTCCAATCAGCCAGGGGAACGATATCAAAGGCAACAAAGTGCAGCTGCTTTGCTTGTGCCGCAGGGATGGTTCCCTTTACTGCACGATTCACGATACCATTACCCTTCTTGCGCTCCATGAACTTGCCAGTGTCTTCAGTAACAAGCAACTCGCCGTCAAAGACCAGATTGTCGGTTACATTGGCAAACCAATCAAAGTAACCATGAGTCTCGATGGGGCGCCCACTTGAGGAGTAAACAGTAACAGTGCCGTTATTGATGACAATCTGTGCCCGGGCACCATCCAGCTTTAGCTGACTGTAGGCGGGAAACGAAATGTTTTGAATGGTCTTCTCGTCATGAGGAGTAGCCTTCATTACCGGAAAGTCAAAGATCAAATTTTCCCACACAGCGTTTACAGTTGCCTCTGCCACACCACACTTGGGATCCTTCGCAAGGATGCGGGTTAGAACCTCTGCATTGTCCTCTGATACATTCTCGAGTACGTAAGTAAGATGGCTGATTGCATCGTTGCCTGTAATGGCACGAGTTGTAAACTGCTTCTCGAATTGATCCATGCCCCAATCCAAATTGACACCAAGTGGATTACGGTTGGGCGTGTATACTGGAATCTTCTTGATGCCAAATGTGATCAGGGGATCAAGCGCAAGCCTGAAGAATTCCTTCAGCACCAGGTCGTCTTTGTTTGCGCGTAGAATAGCCAACTTCTCATTTCGAGAAGAAACGGCTGCCAAAGAATTGAGAATAGAAAGTACAGACACGATTGTTTCCATTATTTTACTCCAAAGTGCACTTTGAGCAGGTTGGCTTGATCTACGGCCTTGTACCCACGACTCAGCTGCCAAGGGCTATTCTCTACAATGTAGGCACACTCCTTGACCACCAGTTCGGCGAGCTTATTAGCCCGACCAGCAAGTTCCGGAGCGGCATAGCCAGCTTCTAACATGAGTTCTTTGATTCGTTCGTTCATTCTTCAACTCCGAAATGTTTGGATATAGACTCACGAATGCTAGTTGCTGTATCATCGTTGTCCCACTCGTACTCCAATGCCATTTTGTGTTCATCGTGGGCAAGTTCTAGACATTTCCGAACAATCAACTCGGCGAGATGTTCCATTTGTTCTCTAGAATACATTTCTCTGTCGGGATACGGAAATGTCCATGGCCTGGGAATTAGTTCTTTGATTCGTTCATTCATTTCGGTCCACCAAATTAAAACTCGCACAATTCGGGCGCAGCATCCAATGCTTCGTCTAAAGTAGCAAAGGTGGGTCCAATTTTAGTCCAGTCGTCTGACTCTTCGCTAGTGCGTTCTTGCACTTGCCAACGGCGTCCGATTTTGGCCACACGAACAAGAGGCACTCCAGCAAACATCAGAGGTTTCTCTTGTGTGGGTTCGATTCCAAAATGTACCAGGATAGAATCAGCCTCAGTAGTCCGACTGACTTGTCCGGCACATTCTCGAATAATCGACTCTGCGAACAGTTGGCTTTCTACAAGGAAGGGCTCAAGCTCTCGCATATCGTATCCGGACCTATCGACAAAGTCCTCGGCGAATTTCTTGACAAGTTCCTTGATTCGTTCGTTCATTGCTTGCTCCTTCATCATGTACCTACAGTATAAAGGATCTTAGAATAAATGTCAATTACCAACCGTACCAGCCCATCTTCATGCGCTTTGCCCACTCGGCTTCGATAACTTCCTTGGGCATGCCCCAAAGTTCGCGGGGCATACCACCCATGCGTTCTGATTCTGCTTCGAAGGCCTTGCGAGCACGAATCTCGGCTTCACGTTCGCGCATAACATACCTAACTTCTGCGAAACCACCCTCAACATAAGCGAGATGGTATTCAACTGCTTCTTCGATACGAACCGGGCGCGTTTCTTCAGTAAAACCTGCCCATGTCTTGATAATTTCGCGGAAACTATAGCCAACTTCATGAGCGCTTTCTGTTTCCGTTGCAGTGAACTTCATGGTTCCATAACGAGTTTCTACTACAAGGGTTTTGCGGGTCTTGCTCATCATCTACTCCTTATTTCCTACTGTACCTACAGTATAAGGGATCTTAGAATAAATTTCAAGCCTTTCCGATGAGCTCCATCATCTTTTCACCACTGAAGAACTGTTGTTGTATTCTTACAACATCTTTCCCCCATGCTTCTTTATATGAGTTATAATTATCAACCATATGGATAATAGTTTGTGCCAAGGGCTCTAGGTATAATCCTGGATACTGGTAGAAGTTATTGGGCATATCATATAGAAAATCATCACTATACATTTCTGCATATGATAGTTTATTGGGTACAAGGGGCAAACAACCCGCAGTCATTGCCTCAAAAGTACCAATACCCAAATTCTCATGCTTGTTTGCACTAAAAATTACTTTACATTGTTGCAGATACTCGTAATACTCTTCCTTGTTCATGTTGAGTTCTTGTGTTTTCACAAACTCAATATCAGTTCTGCTGAAAATGTTATTGACATATGTCCGCAAACTATCAAAGATCTCGGGTGCTTTATCCGAATTGATTCTATGTGGGAATACTACAATGTTTTTCTTCTCATTGTCCTATC